GGCGGATGGCTCGACCTGCGCGGCACCAGCATCACCACGCTGCCGGATCATTTCTCCTGCAATTCGCTTTATCTTGAGGCAGAACGCATCAGCAATATCGCATACCGCAAGAACTGCGGTTACTCCAGTCGTACCATTTTTGCAGCCTGGACCGGCAAAGAGTTCCGGATCGCTGCTGGTTGCTTCTTCGGCTCCATTGAGCAGTTCGAACAGGCAGTAGACGACAAGTATGACGGAGACGCAGCCGAAGCATACAAAAAGGCCGCGCGTGATTGTGTAGCTGAACTGACAGAAAAGCTTAACCCAAAAGACTGAATGAATTCCGACAGCCTCCATGGTGTCGGGGATTCTGCAAACAAAATTCAGGAGTTCAGCGATGAACGCATATCTCACTTACGACCGGATCGAGGCTCAGGACTGGACCCGGCATTACCAGCAAATCGCCAGAGAAGAGAAAGAGTCCGAACTGGCTGACGACCTGGAGAAAGGACTGTCGCTTCACATGCTGGAGTCGCTGTGTATAGACGAGCTACCGCGCCACGGCGCCAACAAAAAAGCGATCAGCCGGGCATTTGATGACGATGTCGAGTTCCAGGAGCGCACGTCGGAGTTTGTGCGGTACATGGCAGAGACTTTTTCCCGGCATCAAATTGATATTGAATCAGAGGAATAAGACAAATGAGCGAACAGAAGACGCATTACCGCAAGGCTTTCGACTCCCCTTATCTCAGCAGCTCCGATATCGTGGAGCCAACAATTCTTACTATCGCACGCGTCGCGCTGGAAAGCGACAAGACAAAAAAAACAAAAGACGTTTTCAACACGGCCTACTTCGAAGAGCGAGAATTACGCCCAGGTGAAAAGCTGAAGCCGATGATACTCAATGCCACTAACAGTAAAACGCTTAAGGGCATTACCGGTTCACCATTTCTGGAAGACTGGGGAGGAGTAAAGGTTACTGTTTTTGTTGATAAAAATGTGCGTTTTGGAAAGGAGTCTGTTGAAGGTCTGCGCATCAGTCCGGCAAGGGTAATTAAGCCATCCCTGACGCCAGAAAAAACACAGGCATGGAGTAACGCAAAGGCAGCTTACCGGCGCGACGGAAACCTGGACGCAGTTAAATCCCGTATGGATATATCTCCTGCCTTCGAGCAACAGCTTATTGCGGAGTGTACACAATGATCTGGCATGACGTGGAACAAAACAGTGAAGAGTGGGAACTGCTGCGACTGGGAAAGGCCACTGCGTCTAATTTTGGTCTGATTATGGCAAATGAAGGGGGGGCATTTGGCGAGCCTGCGAAGCGCTATGCATTGCAGATTGCACTGGAGCAGATTAAAGGGTGCAAATCTGAACTCACCTATTCCAATGAGCATATGGAGCGTGGTCATGAACAGGAGCCAATAGCGCGAATGCTGTATGAGGAGAGGTATTTCATTGATGTCGATAATGGCGGATTCTTCGATCACGACACATACGGTGATAGCCCGGATGGACTCGTCGGAACCGATGGCTTGCTGGAAATTAAATCCGTAGTGGCTTCAACTCACTACGCCACGATGGTTCGCGGCAAGTTCGACCCTACTTACAAATGGCAACTGATAGGACACCTTGACTGCTCAGGCCGTGACTGGGTGGATTTTGTAAGTTATTGCTCTGACTTCCCGGCGGAAAAACAACTCATTGTTTACCGACTGAATGCCACAGATTTCACTGGAGAGATCGCAAGATTACGCGAACGCCGCGATGCGTTTATCGCACTGGTATCTGATGTTAAACGCAAAATTCTGGAGTCTGCATGAGATACGGATCTGTTTGCAGTGGGATTGAAGCCGCAAGCGTCGCATGGGAGTCACTGGGATGGCAACCAGCATGGTTTGCTGAGATTGAAGCATTTCCATCAGCCGTCCTGGCTCATCACTGGCCGCACGTCACCAATCTCGGTGATATGACAAAAATAGCCGCTGCTGTTCGTGCCGGTGACATTGAAGCGCCTGATGTGCTGGTAGGCGGCACGCCATGCCAGGCATTCAGCATCGCAGGCTTACGTAATGGCCTGGCGGATAAGCGAGGTCAGTTAACTCTTTCATATGTGGAATTAGCGAATGCAGTCGACGACAAACGCCGCGAACGCGGGGAAGAAGAAGCGATCATCGTCTGGGAAAATGTGCCGGGCGTCCTCAGCAGCAAGGACAACGCGTTCGGCTGCTTTCTGGCAGGACTTGCCGGAGAAAGCAGTGAGTTGCAGCCAACAGGGGGAAAATGGCCGAACGCTGGTTGTGTGTATGGACCATCGCGTATTGTCGCCTGGCGCGTCCTTGATGCTCAATTTTTCGGAGTGGCACAACGACGCCGCCGTGTGTTCGTTGTCGCAAGTGCTCGAAAGGGATTCGATCCCGCAGAAGTACTTTTTGAGTTCGACAGCATGCGCCGGGATACTCCGCCGCGCAGAGAACCGCAGACGGCAGTTACCACCGATGCTGGAAGCGGCATTGAAGGCGGCAGTCACTGGGACAACCCTGCCAACCCGCACCCAACCCTGAATCAGTCGAATAATATCGGCGGTATCGGTGCCAGTAACCAGGAGATTTTTGCTCAACGCGGAGCCGGGATTGTTGGCGCTTACAGAATGACCGCTTTTGGTGAATATTCCGGTGATGGAACTGCATCAACGGTTAAGGCCCGTGATTATAAAGATGCAACAGACCTTGCGGTGACATACTCAGACGTCAGCAGAACACTGCTTTCTAAATCGAATGACAGTATGGCTGAAGATTTGGAGACATATGCCATTCATGGCACACAAGATCCAGATGCTAATCATGAACTGGCACATACGCTGGGCCGTAATCATGGACAGGAGAATGCGTGTATTGCTTTCAGCTACAAAGATAACGGTGCCGATGCGACCGTGGATATGTCACCAACGCTGAGAGCCGGTAATCACGATACCAGCCATGCAAATAGCGGTCAGCCGCCCGCTATTTGCATCCAGCACGCGTCTATTGGTCGCCACGATGCTGCTGGCCCTCAAGGTAAAGGCTATCAGGAAGACGTGGCCTTTACGCAGGATTCGCGCGCATCTGCTGACGTCGTTCAGTTCGGCATCCAGGTTCGCCGCCTTACGCCTATTGAATGCGAGAGACTCCAGGGTTTTCCCGACAACCACACGCAGATCCCATGGCGCGGAAAAGCTGCTGCTGATTGCCCGGACGGCCCACGATACAAGGCGATTGGCAACTCTATGGCTGTGCCGGTAATGCGCTGGATCGGTGAGCGTATCGCTGAGGCGCTGCCGATTCAAGAACCTACTCCGCGCCGCTGGCAGCGGCCCTTCCTGAAATGGGCAGGAGGTAAATATTCGTTACTTCCGGAGCTGGAGCGCCTTATCCCGGCAGGTAAACGCCTCATCGAGCCTTTCGTGGGTGGCGGCTCCGTGTTTCTTAACTCAGACAAGCACGAACGTTTCCTTCTGGCCGACATCAACGCTGACCTGATTAACCTGTATCAAATGCTGGCCGTAGCGCCTGATTCGGTAATCGCAGAGGCAATAAAAGCTTTCAGGCATCTGAATGATGCCGAAAACTACACGGCAATTCGTGAAGCATTCAACGCCTGGCAACTGAATGCGATAGAGCGAGCGGCCGCATTCCTTTACCTCAACAGGCACTGCTTTAACGGTCTGATGCGCTACAACCTTGACGGTTTTTTCAATGTTGGATGGGGAAAATATAAAGCGCCATACTTCCCGGAAAAAGAGCTCATGGCATTCAGGAAGAAGTCCAGCGCGTGCGTATTTATGAATGCAGGTTTCGAACGTACTCTCAGGCTGGCGGGTGATGGTGATGTCGTTTACTGCGATCCGCCATACGAGCCAATGCCCGGCACCGCTGGCTTCACTAGCTACGCCTCCGGCGGGTTCTCATGGGATAGCCAGGTAGCGCTTGCTGAAAGCTGCGTGGCAGCCCATCAGCGCGGCGCAAAAGTGTTTATCAGTAATTCTACCGCACCACGCGTTATTGAACTTTACGAGCGGCACGGCTTCACTTTGCACCGGGTCAATGCCCGCAGATCAATATCGAGTAAAGGCAGTACCCGAGAAACAGCGAACGATATCGTCGCCTCACTGGGAATTTAGTGATGATGAAACTTATTAACAGAAGCAAGCAATCACCAGTCGGTCGTCGCGCATGTGATGTTGCACTGGCGGCGCATCATGAGAAGTTCGGCGATTACGGCAGACAAAAGCACGTTACCAATTACACCGTTGTAGTGGATGGCGTAAAGGTTCCTGTCGAAGTAGTTAACCGGGCCACCAGCTACGTAGCCACCGCAATGATCGGCGCCAGGAAACTTAGAAATCTGCCCGCACAGGCAAAATGAATATTAGCGATGGCCCGTTGCGGGGCCAATGGAGAAAACGATGAGCAAAAAAATTAGAGACTTTGAATTGATGAGCACCAGCGAAATTTGCTGTCAGCTAAGGATTTCTTCCAGGACGCTGGATCGTTACCGAAAACGACCAAGCGACAACAACCCATTCCCGGAACCAGACTGTTCATATATGGGTGGCTCCAACAAATGGCTTAAAACTAAAGTCACCGCTTGGCAGATTAAAGAGATGTCACGATCAACCCGTAAGCCGATGTCTCACCTGAATCTAACCCGTGATGATAAAGGCCGTCTCACCCGACCTGACGCGGCGTGA